GTCCCGGCACTCCTGGTTTGTCAGAGGAATACAAAATTAGGAATTCTGAATTTTTGATTGTTCGCATTCATGCGGCCTTGGAGAAGAGTTTGAAGTCGTGGCGTGAAGCACATGTTGCGTGGAAAGTCCTCTATTTTGGAACCATTGGAACTGCAATTGCTTACGGCTCATTTGAGTTCGTTAAGTTCATTTGTTCTATGGTTCGATCTATATGGGATTACGTTACCGGTTTGATGTTTCCTAAGGTAATCAGGGAACAGAGCAACCGGGTTACCAGGCCCAGGGCCGTTATGTATAAAGTGTTACAGCAGGGTCCTGGCCCGTGCTTGACCAATAATGTGTATGCTAACAGCTTTAAGATCATGGTCAGAGGCTTTTGTGGCGATGCTTTGGTACTTGGGCAAGTTACGTTCCTGTATCACGATTTTTTCGTGATGCCTAATCACTTTTTGAGGAACATTCGAGAGCGTATTGAGTCAGCGGATATAGGGCCTAATTCTCAGGTTATTTTGAGGAATTGTGTCAATGCCGAACTTGATGTGGGCCACGGATTGTCTGTTCAGGAGTTTTTAGACTTTCCTTATGAGTTTGTTGAGGATAGGGATTTGGCTTTTGGTCGATATACCAACGCCATGAACGCCCGCAAAGATATTAGGAAGTTCCTGTTAAAGGATGCAGACATCACTAGTGTGTGTGGTTTGCCCGTCCGGGTAGACACGGCGCGAACCGATGTCAGTGGGGTGCTTGTGCCTTACAATGAGCGTATTGCGTTCATGTGCCCTTCGGTTGAGAAGGGGAAGGCCGTTATGCAATGCGGTCCGATTAGACACCGTCATTGGATGAGATATCGGGCAACCACAGAAGTGGGCGATTGCGGAGCCCTTCTCACGTTACAGCATGCGAAATATTACAACAATCGCGTGTGGTGTGGCATACATATAGGAGGAGACGGAGATTGGGGATACAGTACCATATTAACATCGGAGCTCGTTGAGCGAGCTCTTGATAAATTGAGAGAGAAAACTGGATGCCCTTTGAAAGCTGAGCTTGACATGGTGGAAACGGATGAACAATCAGGGTTGTACACCCAGTGTGGCGTTCAAATGGAGGATTCTTTAGAGTTTCCATTTTATGCTGCCGATGAGGATCCTGACCAGAAGATGGCTTTTGGTAGTTTTCAGAGCCTTGGCAAGGTTAATAAACCAGTTTCAATACCTGTGAAGTCGAAGTTGAAACAGACGTTCATAGGACGAGAGAAAGTGTTTGGTGAGACCAACTTGGTACCAGTGGAGTTGGGATGGGTTGGGCCCGGAGAAACTGCTTTGACGCGGGCTTTGAAACCTTATGCGGGGCCACCAAAGTTTGTCGATAAGTGGTGGCTTAAACCGGGCATACGTGCCGGAATGAAGAAGTTTTCTGAGTGTACAACCAACATAGAGG